GATGAAGAAGAATGTGCCACAGTAGGTTAGTCTCCTAAGTAATATTTAATAACACCTTCTTTACTTAAATTTTTTGCCAAGTCTAAAACAGCAGACTTTGTACAGTAAACACCCGCTTCACATTGATAGGCTCTTTCCTCAAGCTGCCGTATCCTTTCGCTATAGTTCTTTGTTTTATAATATTGAAATCCTGAAAAGACTATTAATATATATATTAAAAATGTTTTCATCTTATAACCTCCACTAGACCTATTTTGTTTAGACATAATTATGGTATCATAATTGCTATTTGTGTTACAATAAAAAAAACCATAAAAATAAAGGAGGTTTTTGTGGGTACTTTGTTTTGGATTTGGCTTGCATTTATTGCAGGTTTATTGATAGGATATTACACCAGGATGCGAGAATGCGACGCGCAGGATTAAGAGCGTGTATTTATAATAACTCTTTGTAAAAAGGATGTATGTCATATGATTCCAAAAAGAATACCGTCAGTAGTAATTTGCGATGAAGAGTTGGTTCCACCACCATTAAAAGAAATACACAAAACTAGAAATCCGCTTTTTTCAGAGAGGATCACAAACCCAATGCTTGAAGAAAGAATACGGGAAACTTCGGAAAATATATTTTATATAATTAAAGTTATTATTTTAACATCAAAATATCCAGATATATTTTAACAAGCTTATTTGCACCTGTAGTTTAATGGTAGAACAATAGCCTTCCAAGCTATTAGTGTCGGTTCTATTCTGATCAGACGCTAATTTATTTATTTCAATGTATAAATCCTATTGTATGCTTTTTATAACGCAGTAATTGCAAATTCTATGATCGCAATATCCAGGATTTTCTTCTAATCGTCTAGCACATGGTTGGTCGAAGTATCTATTGTAAAATCCACATCTACAGCATACCCAGAAATACTGTATAACGCGTCCATTTATAACTGCATTTGCGTTTATTTTTATTGTACCGCTTTCTGTTTCTACTGTAAGTGCGTCTTTTAAACACGCGTGTGAACTGGATTCACAAGTATTACACACACCATATAGTGTTGAAAAACTAAAAAACAACGCTAATAAAAGAAACAAATGAGAAGAAAGTAGTTTTTTCATAATAAATCCTCCAATTTTTATTATTTAAGAATGTCATTTTAACCGTGTGTGTGTTTTTTCTCAAGAAAAATGCGTAAGTACTGTGAAAAAAAACAACTTTTATATATATAAAAAAGTGTATGAACAACATTCTTTAAAAGGAGCCAAAATGTCTAGAGAAAAATATTATTTAATGAGTATTAATTCTAACTTTCGAAGGATTAAAATATATTTTAACAGCTTGTTTGGGTTGCAGAGCTTTTACAAAATGTTAGAAAGAAGAGGTCCTTTAGATAAGAAGGGAAATCTGCTCCCTGTATTTGATGAAGAAGAGTATAAAGAAAACTCTTTTGTGCTACTTAAAATAGATACAAAGGCTTGTCCTTATTATAGAAAAATGTTTCCTCCTATGAATGAGGATGCCGATCCTGTTGTATTAGAAGGGAAGAACCTTATCGATTATTTGAAAAAACTGGAAAGAGCGGCGTAGTGACAACACAAAACGTTGAGCTTCCGTATAACTTTAATCCGAGAAAATATCAGATTCCATTATTTCAAGCTATCGAACAAGGAAAAAAACGTGCTATTGCACTCTGGCATAGGAGAAGCGGGAAAGATCTTACAGCATTGAACATCACCATTTCTCAAATGTTCGATAATCCTGGAGTATATTTTTATATTTTTCCTACATATAATCAAGCTAGAAAGGTAATTTGGGATAGCGCCACTAATGACGGTAGGAGAATTTTAGACTATTTTCCAAAGGTTTTGATAGAAAGCATAAATAATAGCGAGATGAAGATAAGGATGATTAACGGGTCTTTATTTCAACTGGTTGGTAGCGATAATTATGACACTTTAATGGGAACAAACCCAAAAGGCGTTATTTTCTCAGAGTACGCGCTTCAAAATCCAAAGGCTTATGAGTATATAAGGCCGATTCTTACAGCTAACAAGGGTTGGTCACTCTTTATTTCTACTCCTCGTGGAAAGAACCATTTCTATGATTTATGGAATATGGCTTTAAAAAATAAAGAGTGGTTCACTCAAAAAATTACAATTGATGACTCTAGCTTTATAACAAAAGAAGATGTAGAAAAAGAAATAAGAGAGGGAATGTCGGAAGAAACGGCGTTTCAAGAGTTTTATTGTTCGTTTGAAAAAGGAGTGGAGGGTTCTTATTATGGTAAATTTATTGATGAGAGTATTAGAAATGGGCGTATCGGGACTGTTGATTTTGATCCCGCTGTTGTTGTTGATACTTTTTGGGATCTTGGCTTTGGTGATTCTACTAGCATTATATTTAGCCAGATGGTTGGAAAGGAAATTCACATCATCGACTACTACGAAAACTCAGGAGAGTCTTTACAACACTATGCAAAAGAATTGCAAAGTAAGTGCTATACATACGGAAACCATTTTGCCCCACACGACGTCGAAGCAGGAAGCTTGTCACTTGGACGAAGCCTCAGAAGCTATGCAAAAGAACTAGGTATTAACTTCGAAGTTATTCCGAGACAATCTGTTGAATATGGTATTGAGTGCGCTAGGTCTATTTTTCCAATGTGTTGGTTTGATAAAAAAAAATGCGAACGACTTATTAAATGCTTAGAGCACTATCATAAAAAATATAATGAAAAAATGCAGTGTTATAGCAACTTACCTCTTCACGACTGGTCATCTCATGCAGCTGATTCATTTAGATATTTATCGGTTGCTTATAGAAACAACTATAGCCAAAAAAACAAATTAACACCTGCTATGATAAAAGATATGAGGCAAAGGTATATTTGCTAAATTTTTATATAAAACAAACAGGACACAACATGACTAAAGAAAATGAAATAAAAGAGGAGCTTACATCTCATTATCGAGAATCTCAGTCGCTTTTTCAACAATTCTGGTATGAGTCGGATCTTGATTTAAAGATGTCCATTGGACAGCAGGATTATTGGAATAATCTTACTGGTTCAAATTATAGAAATCAGCGACTTTTACAATTCAATAAGTGTCAGCGTATAATTAATTTAATAGGTGGACACCAAAGAAAAGGACGCCACGTAACTTTAGCTAGCCCAAGGGAAAATTCAGATCAGAAAACAGCAGACCAACTAACTGGGCTTCTTTATTGGTCGATGGGACAAGATGATACTTACGAAAAGATATCAGACTGCTTTGAAGGAGCTTTAATTACTGGATTAAATCTTTTGCGTGTATGGATGGATTTTAGAGACGACGCAAAAAATGGAGATATCAAAACATCTAGGGTACATTACAATCAATTTATCATGGATCCATACTGGAGAGAGCATGATCTTTCTGATTGTAATTGGATTTGGCAAAGAACGTACATGGATAAAAGCACGTTAAAATCAATTTTGCCAGGTAAGTATGACAACGACTTAGACTCTATGAAAAAAACTAACCAGTCTGTTGATGGACGTTTTTTATATATGCCTGAAAACCGTCAAATGTATAACATGGATTTTTTTGCTTATGACGAATATTGGAAAAAAGACACAAAAACTGTAGAAAAACTTTTAGATTCGAAGACTGGAGACATTACAGATATTCCAAAAAAAATGGATAAAGAGAAGCTACAGTTTTTCTTAAAAATGAATCCAGAAGTAAAGATAATAAAGGTAAAAAAACCGACAACCCGTCTCTATGTATTAGTAAACAACAATTTAATTTATGAAGAAGAGGCTCCATATGGCATAGATCGTTTTCCTTATGTACCGTTCTTGTGTTATCACTACCCAGAGTCTTCTGATTATTCATTTAGATATCAAGGAGTTATTAGAAATATCCGTGATAGCCAGATTGAATTAAACAGAAGACGAAATAAAATGTTAGACATTTTAGATAGTCAAATAAATTCTGGATTAATAGTTAAAGAAGATGCTTTGGTTGATCCAGAAGATGCGTTTATGGGTGGTCAGGGTCGCGCATTGTTTGTGAAAGACTCTGCCCAAATAACAGACGTACAAAAAATTCCTCCACCACAGTTACCCGCTGGAACGTTTGAACTCCAAAAGATTCTTGATGACGAAATCATGTCCATTGCAGGAGTTTCCGAAGAATTATTTGGGGAAGTGGATGGAAGCGATACATCTGGATTGATGGTTCAACTTCGTATGGGTGCTGGGCTTGTGGCGTTACAGCCAATTTTCGATAAACTGAGACTTTCTCAAAGATTACTTGGAGAAGTTTTTATCGAAATGATGCAGGCTAATTTTTCTTCTGGAAAAGTTAGGAGGGTTTTGAATGAAGAACCAACTAAAGAGTTCGAAGATCAAAATTTCCAAAAATATGATTGCGTTGTTGAGGAGGGTCTACTTACTAGCACTCAGCGCAATCTACAATTTACACAATTACTACACCTTAAGTCTCTTGGAATACCTGTACCAACAAACTTATTGCTTGAGGTGTCGACTTTACAAAATAAAAATCAACTTATTGAGTCTATTCAAGAGCAAGAAAAGCAGCAGGCTCAAGTGCAACAAATGCAATTACAACAACAAATGGAGCATCAAGCTCTTCTTACAAGGTCTGTTGAAGCCAAGGCTCAAAATGATTTTGCTGCGGCACAAGAGCGTCAAGGTAGAACAATTTCAAACATCGGTTTGTATGCTGAAAGAGAGTCTGAGCAAGTTAAAAATATGGCTTCGGCCTCACTCGATAATGCGAAAGCGATGGCTGAAATATCTAAACTTGAAGACGACAGACTTATGCAGCTAGCAAGATTTATTTTAGAGTTACAAAAAGAACAGCTAGCGCAGCCAATGAACATTGATTATAAAGGCATTCAAACTGCAGATATACTTGGTACAGAGGTAAACGATGCAAATAAAAAAACAGAACTTCCACAAGTGCAGCAAAAAGAACAGCTACAGCAAATGGAAGAAAATCAAGAGGGTATTGCAGTAAATCAATAAATTTGTTTTAAAAATTATATAAACAACTTGAGTAAATCCTTTAAATTATAGGAGATTTTATGAAAACAGGAAAAGAATCAGGAAAACTTAAATACGATAAAGGATACAAAGGACAGTCTTCTGGATCAAGCAAGTCTGACTATAGAGGAAATAACTATAATTCGCTTAAAGATTCGGTAGAAAGTTCTGATAAGTCTAAGCTTAACAGACAAAAATGCGTAAAATATTAAAGTAAACAAAACAAACAAGACAAACACATGACACAACAGCTCGGAGAAACACGTGAACAAATGGCGCGTGATCTCATGAAAAGGATCGAGAAGATCATTAATGAGACGCCAAGAGAAAAATATTATATCTTAGTTCACGGCAAGCCATTTCCAAATCAGCCTAATGTAATCAAGATGAAGTATGTGATAATAGATCGCAAACCGTCGATGATGCTTTCTTGTATGCTATTTGAAGTTGATAACCGCAAAGGATCGTTAAAATTACTTTGGGCTCTTCCTGGGGATTGGCCTGTTTTAGCTGTAGATCAGAAAGAACCTGTTCCTGAAACAATTGCTAGCTACAATCGTTTAGACAGGGTTATTAAATTAAAAATGACAAACAGATTCTTTGAAAAAGAGTCTGCTTAAAGGAGCGTCGCCGGCGAATCGGGCGTTTTTTTGGCTGTAACTATATCTCGCCAATATAAAGGAGAAATAATGACAGAGGAAACAAAAACAACATCGGAAATTGTGCAAGAGCCTGTTGCTCATAATGTGACACAGCCTGTTTCACAAAACGAAAATCAGCCTGTTTCACAAAATCAGCAGGTAGAAGCTCAAACACAAGCCGAACCTCAAGGGCAGCAAGAAAAGCCAAAGGAAACGGCAGACATAAACTGGAAGAAAGCTCGAGAAATCATGAAGGCGCAGCATGCCGAAATTTCTAATTTAAAAAAAGAAATTGCTGGCATGAGAAATCCGCCAAAAGACGAGTTTGAGGGTATAGATAAAGACGACTATATAACTTTTGAACAAGCACAGCGCTTAGCTGAGAAAAAGGCAGAACTAAGAGCCCAAGAAATAGCTTCAAGAATAGTCGACGAAAAGCTTCAAGTTGTTGAAGGTGAGCGTCTAGAAGAAAAAGCACGCTCTAAGTTTTCAGATTATGATTATGTGATTGAAAATTTTGCCATTCCGATGATTGAGCAGAACCCACAATTAGCAAATGCAATCAAGTCTTCTCCAAACTGGGCTGAGCTAGCCTATAGATTTGCAAAATCGTCACCGGAATACGAGGCAGAGATGTCTAAGAGACAGCAAGCCAGGGTACAGCCAGAGATAGAAAAGGTACTTCATAATAATGAAAGACCTTTATCTTCAACGGCTGCTGGATCTTCTCTAAAAAGCCAGGTTGAACAATTTTCTACTCTATCTCCAGAGGATGTTTGGAAGAAAGCAAAAGAGTACGCTAGAAAAGCTTGCTAAAGAGGGTTCTCCAATGGAGGACTAAATGACAATTACGACAACAACAGTGCTTCCACCACCTGTTCAGCAATGGTTTGACAATGTGCTTCTTTCGAGACCAATGCCAAATCTTATTCATACCAAGATGGCTATGAAGAAAGAATTGCCAGACAGGAACGGTAGAACTGTAAGATATCGTCGATATACCAACTTGGCCACAGCAACAGTACCTTTGCCCGATTCAGGTTTAACGCCTCCAGGGCAGGTTCTCAATGCTACGGATATCGACGCGACGATTGATTGGTATGGAACTTATTGTACAATTACAGACCAAGTAATGGCCATAAATGAGGACCCAGTCCTCAACCAAACTGTGAGTCTACTAGCACAGTCTATGCGCGAGACAGAAGACGAGCTTGCTCGTAATATGCTCGCTGCAACGGCTGCTGCTGTAAACTGCACTAATGGTGTCAACGGAGATAATCCGACAGAGATAACACGTGCGGATATTGATGTAGTAGTACAAACACTACTTAACAATAATGCAATGTTTATTACAGATGACATTGAGGGTGAGAATAAGTTTGGAACTACTCCTGTGCGCGAAGCATTCTGGGGTATGATGAGTACAGCGATTCTAGATGATCTTGAAGGTTGTGTAGGATTTATTAGTCAAGCTCAGTATCCAAATAACATGAATGCTCTTAGAGCTGAATGGGGTTCCGTAGGAAACGTTCGTTTCTTATATAGCTCATTAGGATCTTCTACTGCAGCTGCTTCTTTAAATGGTAACACAGTGTACAACACCTTTGTTACAGGACAAGAGGCATATGCCTTAATTAACCTTACTGGGTCATCTGCGGAGTTTATATATACTCCACCTGGAGGACCTACAGACCCGTTAAGAAGATTACAACTTGGTGCATATAAGTTTGCACAAGTACCTAGAATATTAAATGATGCGTGGATATTTAATCTGCGTGCAACACACTCATAAGGGGGTAAACTATGCCTACTGCTGAACAAAACGTAGTTTATGGCAGTTACACCTCTGATGGTGCTGCTAGAAACATTGATTTGGGGTTTGTTCCCCACGAATTCCACACATGGAATGAATCGCAACAAAATTCTGTTGCAAACCCTTCTGTAAATAAAGAATGCTGGTATTTAAATGGTCTTGCTGCAAATAGCGCTTACACTATTAGAAATACTGCTGGTGCAGCAACAGATGAACACCAATTAATTGCTGCTGGAGGATTTAGAACTTATGCTGGCGTAGAAGAAGTTTTAGACGCCGCACAAGTTGGTACTGCCCTAACAGCTGCAACACCTGCCGTTGCTACTAGTGTGGCGCACGGTTATGCTGTTGGTGATGTTGTTCGTATTTATACGACAACTGCAATGCTGCAAGTTGCAGGTCTTGATTTTGTAATTACTGCTGTTGGTGGAGCAAATAACTTTACTCTTGGAACAATTCCTGGAGCTGGTTTTGCTGCTGCCGCTACTGCTATTACATCTCAAAGAATATTTACTCCTAGGGCATTCGAACCAGGAAGAAGGATTATTACTAATATTACAGCTGCAAATCCTGGGGTAATAACCACTAATATTAACCATGGTTATCAAACTGGAGATCGTGTCCGAATTATAATTCCGCCGATTTCTGGAATGGTTGAGTTAGATCAACAAATTGTAACTGTAACTTATTTGACAGCGACAACTTTTAGTATTGGTGTTGATACAACAGCATATACTGCTTTTGCATGGCCAACGTCTGCGCAAGCTGCTGCTGGCGTTCTTAGACCACAAGTAATACCTGTAGGTGATACTGGTCAAGATCTAAGTGCTGCAATGAATAATAATTCTTATAGAGGAATCCATATTGGAGCCCTTGTTTGCGGAGCAAACACTGACGTTATTCGTTGGAGGGCAACAAGAGGAGTTACTATTTAATTAGTATTTAATGATGGCATTTATGCCATTGGGTGCGGATGCGAGTGCTCCTTTCGCATCCAATCCCTTTGTACAAGGGAGCAATAGGAGGAACGATGAATACATTAAAACAAGCTCCTAGGGCAGCTTTATATATAGGTAATTTTTCAAAAAAACCTGTAAATAAAGAGTCAATAGAAGCAATGAAAAAAGAAGATGACAGGATGGTAAAAGGGGTTTTTAAAAATTTAGAAAATCCAGGCCAGGATGCTTATATTGCTTGTAAACTTTATAAGGGCCAACCTCTTTTTTCAAAGTGGTTTATGGATGGAGAAGAAGCAGAAATTCCTTTGTCAGTAGCTCGCCATATTAATCAAAATACTCAGTATCCTGTTCATGGATATCTACTTGACGAGAAAGGAAATCACGTCAAAGGAACAGGAAGAATGGTGCAAAGATATCAATTTATTTCTAGAGAGTTTATGTAATGACAATGCTTGCAGATATAAGAAGAACAGTAAGAAATATCACAGGGATGCAAGATGTTAATCAGATAACAGATGCAAGGTTAGATGATTATATAGATGATTTTTATCTGTACGATTTTCCCGAACGGTTGAAAACAACAAATTTAGAAGAATACTATAGATTTTATACTTCTCCTAACGTTTCTTCTTATGCTTTAAACGAGCAGTATATTGTTGTTAAGCCTCCTGCGTTTGTTGCTGGTTATGAGGTTGGTTGGCATCAATCTCCTGAAAGTTTTTTTTCTATTTGGCCAGATACCAGGTTTAAAGAAACTGTTGCGACTGGAGATGGAGGAATAGCATACACATTTACTTTGACCAATCTTCCAGTTCTCCAAAATACAGTTTTAATTTCAGATGACACTGAATATTTTACAGATAATGGAGCCGGAGTTTTAACTGGATCTGGTGGTGGTAATGGAACGGTAAACTATATTACCGGTGTAGTGACTGTAAATTTTGCAATTGGTGTAACTGCGGGGGAATCTATTTATGGACAATATTACCCATATGTTGCATCGAGACCGAGAGATATTTTATTTTTTGATCAAACTTTTGAATTAAGGCCTGTTCCTGATATTTCTTATGAAGTTCGCGTTTTGACACTAAGAAGACCAACTCAAATGGCAGCAGCAGGTGCATCTCCTGAATTTGTAGAATGGTGCAATCTTATTGCATATGGAGCTGCATTAAAAATATTTATAGAAAAAGGTGACTGGGACGAATACGGAAATCTGTATCGAATTTTTATGGAACAAAAGAACTTAGCCCAAAGAAGAGCATTAAAACAGTTGTCTAATCAAAGAGTACAAACAAATTATAGTGATGGATCAGATTGTGGCAGAGGAAGCTGGACAATTTATCCATTCTATTAGGGAGATTAAATTATGGATGAAAAATGGATTCAAAAGGCTATTTCTAAGAAAGGGTCTTTGAGAAAAACTCTTGGAGCAAAAAAGGGAAAGCCTATTCCTGCAAAAAAATTAGCTACAGCTGCTAAAAAGAAGGGTGTTACAGGAAAAAGAGCAACGTTGGCAAAAACATTACGTAAAATAGCGAGGAAAAAATGACGTTTGATTCCAATATACCAGCGGCCAATGATCTTTTAAGTGTTTCTCAGGGTGATATTCAAACAAACTTCTCTCAAATAAACACAATAATTGCCGTAGATCATTACGAGTTTAATAATGCGACAGTTGCTAATAGAGGAAAACATAAAAGTGTAGTTTTACCAGAAGCGGCCGCTATTGCGACAGCTGCCGATGAGGGTGCTTTGTATACAAAAGATGATGGAACAAGACCCGCTCTTTATTACAGACAAGAAAGTAATGGAACAGAAATAAAGATGACGGGAATTGACCCTCTTAGAGCAACTAATGGTTACACATTTATTCAAGGAAATATTTTGATTCAATGGGGGAAAAAAACAACTCCTGGAAATTCAGGTACTGTAAATTTTCCAACGGCTTTTTCGGCCGCTCCTTATTCAATTCAAGTATCTTTAGAAAGAGATAGTGGTAATCAGTCTGTAACTGTTGATGATGCTCCAGCTCCAACAGCAAATGCATTTCAATATCTGTCTTCTTCGGGCGGCAGCGCGTTTTTATATTGGATAGCAATAGGACCTGCTTAATGTCATATGAAGCACGACTTATAGCTCCTTATTCTGGAGACACTGGATTACAGGAATACTTTAGGCCGTGGCTGATTGGAGATGCCGCGTTTGCTGTTTTAGAGGATGCTTATCCATATCGTGGAAAAATTAGAAAGAGAGAGGGATATAATGAATTGGCGTATGTTCCTTCTGAAGCTGCAATTACAAATATAACCCAAGCTAATCCTGCAAATGTTACAGTTGCTGCAATTGGAAACTTACAAAATGGCGATATAATTACTATAAGAAATGTAACGGGAATGGTGGAAATAAATGAACAAACAGTTGTTATTGCTAATATTGTCGGAAATACCTTCGATCTCCATAATCTTGATGGGACTAACTTTAATTCTACAACCTTTACTGCTTACGCGCTTGGAGGGACTGTCCATCTTCCTGTTAATGGTCTTGCAAATTTTCTTGTTCTTGGCTCAGAGGATGAACAGTTAATAGCATTTACTAGATATAAAGCTTCTATCTTTAGTACAGCCACTCAATTATTTAATGACACAAGTTTTTTTCAAACTACTGGAGCTGCCCTATCGTGGGCAGGAACTTTGAATGGATATTTTTGGGGAGTAAACTATGCTGATTCTTTATGGGTAACAAATAACGTTGATCCAATAAGATTTTATAATGGAAACTTAGTGCAGGGGTGGAATAATCAAAGATTTACCATAAATGCCGTTCCAGATCTCGTTACAAGAGCAAGGATAATAATCCCTTATTATGGAAGATTAGTTATTCTCGACACAACAGAGGCAGGCGTAAACTATCATCAAAGAGCTAGGTGGTCACAAATTGGTACTCCGTATGTTCCTGCAACTGGAGCAGATCCAGCAGTTGTAGAACCAGGAAGATGGGTTGGAACAGCAACAGCAAACGCTTGGAGAGACGATTTACCTGGAAGAGGTGGATACATCGATGCTGACACCTCAGAGAGGATAATTTCTGCTGCAATAGTTAATGACACATTGGTGGTCTTCTTTCAATTTAGTACCTGGAGACTTAGATATACTGGAAATCAAATACTGCCATTTATATGGGAGAGAATAAATACAAATTATGGATCTGAAGCTACTTTTGGAACTGTAACATACGATGATGTTGCATATACTGTTTCAAGAAGAGGAATAGTTGGATCTGACTCTAATAATACTAGAAGAATCGATAGAAAGATTCCTGATAGATCTTTTGAAATAGAAACTGGAGACGCAACAGAAAATTTAAACATTGTGTCGGCGACAAGAGATTATTATAGAGATATGTTGTATTGGTCAGTTCCTTCTGCCGATACAAACGCTGAAACTCCAAATAGAATTATTTCTTATAGTTTAGAAGATGGTAGCTGGTCGATATTTAACATGTCTTTTCGTGTTTTTGGTCAATATAAAGAATTTGATGATAGAACATGGGCGATGTTTGCAACTGCAGAACGAGATGAGTGGGAGAATCAAACTGAAAATTATTGGGTAAATCCATTTCTTCAAGATAACGCTCCAATTGTAACTGGCGGACATCTTAACGGATATGTATATAGAGTTTTTGAAGACGTATCTGATGGATCTGATGCTGGAACGAACTTTAATTTTGATGTACAAACAAAACGATTCAATCCCTATATAAGCGCAGGAAGAGACTGCCGTTTAGAATATGTAGATATATATGTTACATCTACTACGCAAAATGTTATTCAAATTACAAATATAACTCAAAATAATCCCGGAAGAATAACAACTGCTGCGAATCACGGGTTAGCAACTGGAACGGAGATTTTATTAAGAGATATAAATGGAATGATAGAACTTAATAATAGAAAGTTTACAGTAACTGTTATTAACAATACAAACTTTGATATTAACGAAGACACCACTACATATACTGCATACACTGCTAACGGAGAAGTCGTAAATAATGCTGAAATTACATTTGAGCATTATGTAGATAATAACGACACTATTCCTGTAACAACAAGAACTATAACGGTTTCTAATCCAGGAGAAGAGTCTAATTATTTTAGAGTTTATTCTGGTATAGACGGTAGATTTCATCAGATTAGACTAACGCTTTCTAATTCTCAATTAGTAGACGATTTAAAGGGAAGGGCTGGTTTTGAATTGCAAGGAATGGTTATTTGGACAAAACCGTCTAATAGAACTAGAGGCAAGTTGTTATGACGTATGGACCAGTTAATACATGGATTAATTCACTTCCTATAGAAATACAATTACCTAAAGAACAAAACGAAGTAAATAGCCTTTTTGCAGAACGTCATAGACAAATAGCAGGGGTTGTTAATTTAAAAGAAAATGCTCAATATGAGGATAGGGAGCTTTTAACAGGACAACAGTGGTTTACAACAGGTAATAATCAAACAAAAAGATATACATATAGAAGGTGTTTTGAATTTGGCGCAATAGCAGCAGGGGCCACTTTAAATATAGCGCATGGCTTAGTAGGGATAGCGCTTTATACGAGGATTTATGGAACTTGCATTACGAATGTTCCTGATAATAGGCCAATACCATATGTGTCTGTTGCAGCTACAAATCAGCAGATAGAAATGAATGTTACTGCTGCAAATATTGTTATTATTAATGGTGCAGCCGCGCCTCCTATAACAAGCGGTATTGCAGTAGTGGAATATATAAAAACGTAGGGGAAATTATGGGATTTACAGATTTTTTATTTGGTAAAAAAGGAAAGATGAAGAAGAAGGCCCTCTCTCCTGAAGCAGAAGAAGCTTGGAATAAGCTTTTACAAGGCGGAATTACTGAAGATGAGCTTTATGGTCTTGGCGGAGACTATTTAAAGAATTTATTTAGTGGTGATTTTTCAGCATTTGAACAACCTTTATTAGACCAGTTTGAACAAGAAATAGCACCGGGTATTGCAGAAAGATTTGCTGGGATGGGAGCTGGAAGCTCTAGTGGTTTAAATCAAGCATTAGCACAGGCAGCAAAGGGATTATCTACTCAATTAGGAGCTCAAAGAGCAGGTCTTATGCAAAGTGCGCTTGGGCAGGCATTAGGATATGCTCAAGCTCCTTATGCTGGTATGGCTAGTGGATTGGGATTAAGTCCATATACTCAATATTATAGACCTGGTTCACAAGGAATGCTCGGTGGATTGTTGAGCGGTGCAGCTAGTGGTTTTGCTGGAGGTCTTTTTTAATATGAATATACTACCGAAAGAAGATGGATTAGGAAGTATCCTTGGAAGAGCTCTTGGGGCATATGCTGGAACAGAATTAAGAGGCTTGGTAGATAAAAGAAAACAACAACAAAAAGCTGAAGCTATTAAAAGATTTATGTCTTCTCCTGAGTATGAAAATATGCCTTTGGCTCAGAAAGCGTCTCTTACTTCTACTTTATTTGGTGAAGATATTGGAAGAACTGTTATGCAAGCAGAGGGTATGCAACAAAAAGGCTTGCTCCCAGAAGATCCAAGAGAATTGTCTGGATTACTTAAAAGATTCGGAATGCAGCAGGAAGAGGCTGATAACATGGCTGATCTTTATAGCAAACTAACTGTAGGTGGAAAGACAAAATTTGCCGATATTCTTTTTGATAAAATACAAAGAGGGCAACTAGGTGGTTTGTCTAAATCTGATTTTGAATCGCCAATACCAACGACAGAAGAACAAAAACCTTTTTCCGAAATTTCTAAAAGCGATATGAGACAGTATAATTTTCCAGAAGCTCCAAAACAGTTTGAAGGAATGACTCCTAAAGAGATAGTTCAAGCAAAAAGTACTTTAAGAAAAGAAAATCGTCCTTCTTATGATCAAGCTAAAGAGAAGTTAAAAGGTGCTCAAGATGAAGGAAGATCCCTCAAACAACTAGAAAATTTAAATAAGACAGGAAAACTTCCAAAAGGAGCGCAGAGAATAAACGTAAATTGGAAAACTGGAGAATTAAGGGTTCCAGCGTTAGCAAATAAAGAAACACAACTTTTTGTAAAAACAGTTAATGACTTTACAGTAAAAGCAAAAGATACGTTTGGAGCGAGAGTTACTAATTTTGAATTACAAAGATTTATGCAGAGATTACCAACATTAGCAAACACGGAAGAAGGCCGAGAATTAATAATTAAACAAATGCAGACAATTAATAAATTAAACGAACTTTATCATGATAGTTTAAAAAAGGTATACCAGCATTATGGTATTGGAAATATAGATGCAGCACAAGCTGATTTAATAGCTGAAAAATTAAGAGAAAATGATGAAAAAAGATTAATAGATGATTACAACTCAATAGTTTTAAATCAAGAATTAGCAGACGAAGAAAGAGTTCTTGTTGAAATTAATGGAAAACGAGGATATGTGCCACAAAATCAATTAGATAAGGCATTAAGAGCAGGGGCAAAACGCTTATGAATACTGAGTATGATTTTACCTTTATACCAGAAGACCAAGTTGAAACAGATAAACAACGAGAATTTAAAGTTGCTGAAGAAGAAGAAATGAGCCCTTATCATAAAGCAGGTAAAGAGGCAGGAAGACACTTGGTAAGATCATTGTCGAGAGCTGGAGAGGCTGTAGTTGGAATTCCTGGAAATATACAATCTTTAGTAGAAACTGGTGTTAACAGGTTAATAGGTTGGGCCTTTGGAGAAAATATAGCTAAAACAGCAATGCAAGAAGATCCTTTTGAAAAACGGATAGAGATAGCTGGAATGGAAATAAAACCAGGAAAGCTTCCAACTACGCAAGATCTTAGGAAGCTATCACAAGCATTAACAGGAGATAAATTAGAGCCTCAGAGTTATGGAGAGGAAATTGCTGATGAAATAGTAGAAGATGTTGCAAGTTTAATGTTTCCAATAGGTGGAAAAATACCATTATCAAAGTCTATTGGAATGAGTGTTATAGGAACACTTGGTAAAGAGGCTGTAAAAGAAATGGGTGTTGGAGAAAAAGGACAGACTGCAACAAAGCTTGGACTAATGTTATCTACTGGATTAATAAATTCTGGTTCTGCTAGAAATTTTGCAAGCCAAGAATATAAAAAAGCTATAGATATGATTCCACAAGAAGCTGTAGTTGCTCCAAGAATTATAGAAAAAAAATTAGCTAAATTTACAAGTGAATTACAAAAAGGAGGAATTAGTCCTCAAAAAGCTCCAGCATATCAACTTTCAAAGCAATTACAACAAACTATTAAAAAAAACAGAGGGATGCTCCCAGTAGAAGAATTACCTGCTTATAGAGCAAGTATTAATGACTATAGATTTGGAAAAGAATTAAAAGAAAGAGGAAGTTATTATTTAGATAGATTCGATGATGTATTAAATGAAACTTTATTTGAATATGGAAAACAAAATCCGCAATTTATGAATCAATATAAAAAGGCTTTAACAGCCTATGCTGGAGTTAAACAAACTGGAAAAATTGCTAGATATATTTCAAGAAAAGTAGATCCCAACCAATTTACACCTCATACACTAATGCTTTTTGGACATATGGGTTTGTTTACTCCAGCAGCGTTAGGTGCAGCAGGAGCAGCTTATGGAGCTGCTCAAAGTTATAAGCTATTTAGTAGAATAACAAAAAACAAAGAGCTAAGAAAATATTATGTAGGAGTTTTAGAAAATGCCGCTAAAAGAAATTCAGGGGCGATGATAAATAATTTAAAGAAGTTAGATGACGAACTTAATAAAATGGATTTAAGCAAAGAATATGATTTTGATTTTGAACCTATTTAACGATATTTGTTGTGGTCAATTTCTTCCATTCTTTCAACTTCTATTTCATCGAAAAAACTATCGTATCCACTCGATACTCCTTTACGTTCAGGCAGCAATAGCCAAAACCAAATTAATAATATTGGTGCAGGTATTAAAATGTAATACATATTTATGTTTCCTTTGTTTTTTTATAATCAAATTATACAAAAGGTTGAGATTTTTTGTAAAGGGGCAAATAACTGAAATTAAACACGTGTTTTAGTAAAAGAAAATTTATACAGGAGGTTAAATAATGCCTTTTCCAGCTGGACAAAATGTCCTATCTTATATGGGGGTAAAATCGCCCAACCCCCCTAACTTAATAAGGGCGCAACGAATTCCAACTACGGCAGACTTAAATCATGACATAGGAACGCTATGGATTAATGAACCGTTAAACAATGTATGGATGCTTACAAGCGTTACTGCAAATACAGCAAACTGGGAACCAATATCGCAGTCAGCAGGTGGTAATGCTCCAATGACAAAGTATGTAGTAGATGCTGACGGAACTGGTGACTATACAACGATTCAAGCAGCTGTTACTGCTGCAAACGCTGCAGGATTAGACGCTGTAATTTATGTAAGACCAGGAACTTATACAGAAGATTTAACACTTTATGCTGGTCAAGTAATCCAAGGTGCAGGTCTCGAAACGATTATTACAGGCGTACATGTTCCACCAGCTGCTGGCGATGTCACTTTTTATGATTGTACTATGACAAGTGCAACTCATATATTTAATAGTGCAGCTGCAGGAACAGGAAGATTGCTTCTTTTCAATGTTCTTGTAAATTGCACGAATGGATATACGTTCAATCTTGCTAACTGGACTGGAAATCTTCAATTTGTTTCTTGCGCAGAAGCAAGCACAGCAAACGGTGTTGTCAATAACACAGGTGGTGCTGATGTTGGTATATGGCAGTCACTTTGTGGTGCTGGAACTACGCAAGATTTTACATTAGACGATGGAACTTTAACAATGGTTAATGGTCGTCTTGTATGTCAATCTGCAATAGGAGGAACGACAACCATTTCTGCAACCATGGGATGTTCTTTCTTAGGTACGGTGACACTTGGTGGAAGTGCTAATGGAAATATTTCTAATAGTACTTTTTCAACTGGTGCCACTCCCGCTTTATCACAAGGTGGTACAGGACAAATCAATCTTAGCAATGTAACGATTGATACAAGCAATAATCCTGCAATAGATGGAGCAGGAGCGGGAGCAATAATGCTTGCTGGAGTTGATTTTTTAGATGGATCTAATTTAGCAGGAACATTAACGCTAACACACACCGCAGAAACGAGACTTACAAAAATAATGGCGGGAGACTCCACATATAGAGTAAACGTTTTTAATGCCGATGGATCGATTATTCAAGCATTTGGAGATGATGCAACAGCTTCTGGAGCTTCTTATTTAGGAAGCATCAAAGGAAACTTAACAGTATCAAGTGGTGATGGTGCACATGAGCCTCGTGCTGTTGAAGGTTCTATTACTGCTTCTGCTGGCTCTAATATATTGATGCCAATTGGTGTTCTTGGAACAGGAACGCAAGTAGATGGATCTGTTATAGCTAGTACGTTTGCAGGTGTTGAAGGATCTATTTTAATCCACGAAACAGATAATACAGACATTCCTCAAGTATATGCTTTTGGTGTAAAGGGTTATTACATTGGTGATGATGCTTCTGCCGCTCCTATTACAGGTATTTATGCAGGTGTTGGTTCGGTTGTAGAATATACAACACCATTAAATAACTATGGATACGGTGTTGTAGCAACTAGGTTAGGTATTGGTGCTGGAACTGCTGGAAGAGCAGGTCTTGGCGTTGCACAAGGAAATCAAGCGATAGCGGATTGGGATTATGGTCTTGATCTTTATAATACAACTCCATCTGATGCAGGTGTTGCATACGCTCAAGCCGACATTAGGTTATTCGATCAATCTACTGTTGTTTCTGATGGAAGTTCTGTAACTGTTAATTGTGTTGCAGGAGATGATTTTTATATTGATCTTGGAGATGATGTCGGAGCAAATGCTTTTAAAGTAAGAAATAATTCTGGTGCTTCTGTTGCTACAATAGATTCTCTTGGTGATATCACAGGAAGAAACATAAATGTAACAAATGTTAATATTCCTGCGATAAATGTGTGTCCAATTTTGCAATCTCGTGCTAATACTGGAGCTGCTCCAACTGGTGCTACTGGTGACTATAACATCATGTATCTGCAAGACGGTCATACAATGGAACAATTTATTTTGGGTGCAGGACAAACAATTATTGCTCCAAGATTAGAAGATAGTGGTTTATTAATTTCTCTAGATTTAACGACTAGTGAAGGTGCTGAATATTACTGGGGCCACACAAATGTTTCTAAATTCTTGTTTACAATCGGAACAAGTCCAGCTTTCTTTATTGAGGCTAGGTTTAAAGTAGCAGATTGTGGAACATCGGATCCATTGTGGGTGGGATTTAGAAAACAAGGCGCTCCTAATGCTGTTTTTACAAACTATACTGATGCAGGAGTTATTGGATTACACGCGACAACCAATGCAGACACAGTGATTACTGGTAAAAACTTAAATGGAACTGGTTGGAACTACGTTAACTCTACTGATGCTTGGGCAGATGGTGAAACACATACTGTTAGATTAAGTGTTTCGGATGCAGGAGTAGTTTCTTATCTTTATGATGGTGTTGCCTTGAGTGCTGAACAAGCAATGACATTCGACAATGGAGATGTAGTCATTCCATTTATACATCATTTGTTTGCTGCTGGTGGAACACCTGCTGCAATACATTTAATATCATTAGCTTGTGGATTAGAATAATTTTAACAATAGTGCTCATCTAATATTTAGGTGAGCGCTTTAAATAGGAGGAAATATGCCTGGACCAGAGATAAGAGCATTGGCTGAAGATGTAAGAACTTTAGCCTTTGGTGGTATTGGTGCAAACTATGCAGACATTGGAGGAGTTACAGAAAATCCAATACGAGTCGTTATGGTTAAAAATGCAACCGATACAACTATCGAAGTTAGCTGGGATGGAGGAGCTACAACTGTTTTTAGATTGCCACCTGGATCACATGATACATTAGATATGACTGCAAATCAAAAAGGCGGGGGAGGGCTTTTCCTTCCAGTGGGAGTTCAGTTTCAAGTAAGACATACAGGAGTTGCACCTACTAGCGGAGAAGCAATTATACAATGTTTCTACGGTTAAGGAGGTTATTATGAGTGGAAGTAGTCCAGTAGAACAAAATAAAGAACAACTTCTTCAAGATTATTTAAAAGCATTTTATTCACATGAAAAAACAATAACAACCGAAGTGAATATTTTAACTATTAAATGTAAGGGAACTCCAAATACTGACAACATAAAAATAGATTATATAAATGTTGCAACAAACGGACAAGTTAGTTTTGAAATAAAAATTTATATAAATCCAACAGTTGGTGGAACTCCGTCTTTTTCTGATGTTCCAAGAGGATCAATTTCACAATTTGATACTGCTGGCACAACAATAGCTGGAGGGACACAACTTGGGTGGTATACTTTAGCTCAAGTTAATGATAGGCACATTGATCTTAGAGAATACAACATTATATTAACACCTGGCGATACTTTTGTTGTAAGCGGAATAGCAGCAAGCTCTTCAAAGCTTATGACTAGTATTGGATGGACAGAAAGGATAACATCATGAGTCATTCGTGTAGAGATACAGACACAACTTTAACAACTCCTGTAACAGTGCCAAATGGGGGAACTGGAAGGAATACTCTTACAGACGGAGCTGTTTTAGTCGGAGATGGAACAAATCCAGTTACAATGATAGGCCCTTTAACAGATGGGCAAATTTTAATTGGAGATACTGCAGGAGTTGATCCAGTTGCTGCAGTTCCAACTTCTTCAGATGGATCTATTACAATAACAGGTGGAGCAGGAACACTAGACTTTACAGTTTCCACATTTGGCGTAGATGAAGATCAAATATTTTATGTTGGAAAACATGGAAACGATGCTAATTCTGGATTAAATATAGAAGAAGCGTTTTTAACATTTGGAGCGGCCATAACAGCTGCAACAGCTGCAACACCGACAGCAAATAATAGATTTGTTATTAAATGCTTCGACGATGGAATTTATACTGAAAATATTACGTGTGTACAATATGTTGATATTGATGCAGTAAGCGCTTCTTTAGTTGGAACAATAGTTATAGTTGACAATGTAAGCGTTAAATTTCGTCATCAAGATGTTGCAACTGGATTAACTGGAATATCTAAAACCGCTGGAACCTTATATTCTTTTATTGAAATAGATGATATTAATTTACAAGGAAATGCAATAGGACTTATTTGCACTGCTGGTTTTGTAAATATTAAATGGAAAAGATTAACTGTTTTAAATGGAGTTGGAATAGGCGATTTGTCTTCAGCTCTTAATCATATACACGTTAATGGCGGAGATATTTATATAACTGGAACAGGAGTTGGTATAGGAAGAGCAAATGCCGGAACAACAGTAGGAAGAATCGATCACATTCAAGATACAGGCGGAGGAAACGGAACAGGCATAGCTATTTTGGATGGAGAGTTTGATTTAATTGTAAATAGAATAGAAGGTTGTTCTATAGGAATAGATATAGATGCTGGAGTTGCAAATATATCTGCAGGAAACATAAATTGCACAACTGCTTACGATGTAGCAAACGGCGCAACTTTAAATTTATTTTGTAATGATTTGACAGGAGCGAAAACAACTGTTGTCGGATCTATAGTTTATGAAGTAATACTTGGAACTGCAATAGAAGTCATACAAGGAGGTACAGGAGCTGCAACCTTAGCAGATCATGGTATATTACTTGGATCAGGAACGGCAGCTATAACAGCAACCGTCGCGCCTACAAATGGACAGCTTTTAATAGGATCAACTGGGGCTGATCCAGCATTAGCAACACTTACAGCTCCTGCGGCAGGAATCACTATTACAGGAGGAGCTGGAAGCATAACGTTTGCATTAGCTGACGACTTATCAGGACTTGAAGCATTGGCAGGCACAGGTTTAGTTACTAGGACGGTTGCTAATACCTACACAGAAAGGACAATAACAGGAACTGCAAATCAAATAGATGTAGTAAACGGTGATGGTGTTGCAGGAAATCCTACCTTAGATTTTTCTGATACACCTGAAATGAAACAACTCACTATTGATCCTGGAGCTTCAGGAGATAGCTTTGTTCAATTTGATATAAACACTACAAATGAGTTTATTATCGGAGTAGACGATGATGATGGAGATGCTTTTAAAATTTCTGTTGGTGGGGCACTTGGAACAAATGATGCTGTTGAAATAGATTCTAATGGAATCCTGTCATACCCATTGCAATCGTGTTTTTCTGCTTACAATTCACAGCTAGACAATGTTACTGGAGACGGCACTAATTACACTTTAGTGCTTGCTAATGAAAGGTTTGATCAAAACTCTGATTTTGATGGTACTTCAACTTTTACGGCACCAGTAGATGGAAAATATATGTTAGGATATATGATTTATTTAAGTGGTTCTAATAGCACATCTGTTGCAATGGTAATAGTAACTTCTAATAGAAGCTATAGTACTCGCTTTATGTCTAGTGGTGCATGGCCTGGAAGCGATCAAACACAATTTACAGATTCTGTTTTAGCAGATATGGATGCTGCCGACACATCAACCGTAACTTTTACATGTAGTGGAGGAGCAAAACAAACAGATTTAAGTGCTGAAAATACTATATTTTGGGGGCATAAAGCATGTTAATAGAAAATACAGAATTAGAATACATAGAAACTGACGCAATTGCTTTAGATTACTATCTTTGTGATCAAGTAGAAAATAAAATTGATTGGGCTCAGAGGGTATGGGAAAATTGTCGCCTATGTTATGAAGGAGAAGAAGTTGCTAGTGTATATAAAACAAGAAAAAATCAAACATGGAAAGAAAGAGCCATAGAACTCTGGGAAAATAAAAAGAAAAGAAGAAGAGAGGCGATAACAAAAGAATTTAAAAAAGAAAATACAGATCAAAACATATTGCAAATACAATTAGATCCAAATTATAAAACAGCAACACAAAAATATAACGAAGCAACCGTTATTATTTAAATAAAACAAACACAACAACAAGAGAAAAACATGGCACAGTTTGGACTTCGTCCTATACAAAAAGATCCGCTAGAGTATGCTGGTCAAAAAACTGCTGTAATTCCAACAATTGATGCTCCTAGAGCTCCAACGATATTGGATAGAAAACAACCAATTCAGTCTATTTGGAGAGATAATACTACTAATGATGAATGGATTTTAGTTGACGTTATCAATGGAGATGCGCAATGGAGAAAGTTCACTGGAGGTGGATTTGGTACTATTACTGATTTAAGAGCTGAGGATGGAAATATTGCATATCCTAATGTAGGAACAATAGATATAAACGGTAATGTTGTAGCCTCTGGAACGCATGCACAACCACTATATACTAGAGCAGATGTAGCTAATACTTTAGATATAGATATTCAAGTTGCTTCAGCAACAGGAGCATCTGATATAAACGATGCCGGCCTTAGTTCTTATAACAACGCACATTTTGCAGTAGACGCCAACGGAAGAGTTTCTTTGGCTGGAGGTGGATTGGCTGTAGATTCTTTTACTACTGATGTTGCTGGACCAGTTGCACCTGATGGAACTGGAAATATTGATGTAACTGGAACAAGTGTTTTTTCTGACGGAACTGTAGCAAATACACTTACTTTAAATGTTCAAGCAACTGCAAATACTCTTTTATATGGTGCAGGAGCAAATACAACAGTTAATGAGCTTGGTCCATTAACTGATGGACAACTTGTTATTGGAGATACTGGAAATGCTCCAGCAGCTGCTACTTTAACAGAAGGAAATGGAATAGAAATAACGAATGGAGCAGGATCTATAACAATAGCTGCAAGAGATAGTGTTGGCGTTTCAAATATAGGTTTTTCTTATAGCGGAAGTACTTTTACTGTGCATGGATCTGATGGAACAGCTCTTTCTGCGTCTAGTCCTGGATATGTAACAATTTATAGTAGTGCAAGTCCTGGTCAATTAGTAACAGTTCAAGTAACTGCAAATCAAACATTTATAGACGATAGTGGAGCTAGTACGATTATAGGAAATCTTTTTGGTTTTCAAGCTGCAGATACTACTACATCTGATGATGTTCCGTTTTTCTTATATGCAGTTTTAAATGATGCTGAAGATGCCATTTCTTTTATGATATCTAGGCTGTGTAATCTTAGAAAATCTTGTTCAGCAGCTGTAATGGGAAAAACAGGGTCTGCAAACGCAGACAGTTCTTATTCAATGTTTGCATTATCGGATCCAACGTTAACAGACTATGATAATAATCCATGCTTAAATATAGGTTCTTTTAGAATGAGACTAACAACGGCTGGTGGCGATTGGACTGTACAGACAATAGATCAAGAAGATGGGATTGGACAATTTCAAGAATATAGAATGTTTAAAATACCACTTGGAATTTTTGGAGCATCAGCAAATACACACTGGAGGCCAGTAGGAGGAACCGCACCTATTTTCACAAATACAAATTATTATTATCAAGTTACAACTACAGGAGCTGTGTATGTAGATTACTATAGCGATACATGCACTACAAACGGAGTTGGAGCAGTACAGGCTGAGCTTGTCACTCCATTTGAAAGTGATGACGCCCCATATAGAGTTTTTAACTCATCAATATCTGGAGAAGGAAACGCATCAAATGTAGGAGCAAATGATAAAATAATTTATGTTGGAACGGTTGATATTGGAAACGGAAATAATTACTGTAAATTCGTTTATTCAGATGCAGTTGCTGGAGCATCTGGAGAGCTGTTAAATACAGATATAACAGCTAATGAATCGTTGTGGCGTTTAAGTGGCTTATATAAACCAAGAACGGAGGCTTAGACATGATTCGAATGTTTGATCCGATAAAAAATAGAGATGATTTTATTTCTGCAATTAATTCTATATACAAATGGACTAGATATATAAAACCAGAATCATATACAAAGAAAATTGGAGAGAAAAAAAACATTGATAATGACAACTCTAAGATAGACTTTTGTCAATTAGAGATTGATCGTTATATATCTGAATGGGATGCGTGTAAAAATGAAGGCGAAAGAAAAACTTTGGTCTGTTCTATACAAAGACCAAGCATTTAAGAATTTTTTATGGAGAAATGCAATGAAAATATTAATAGCATTATTTTTTATTACAGTTTGTTTTTGCGGATGTAGTTTAGTAAATAATAAACTTGGTTTAAAAGACGACAACTTTGCTGAGGAGCTTTTGGAAAAGCAAATAGAAAACCAAACTGGATGGGATGTTGATTTAACTCCATCTACACCAGAAAAAAATAAGAGGTATGGGTAATGAAGAAATTTTGTTTAATAGTTCTTTTATCTGTTTTAAGTGGATGTGGCTTCCATTATGATAGCGACTTAGAGGCTGACGTATATGGATATCAATTAGAGGCTCATACACAACAAGACATTACTGCGCAAAAAAAATGAAAATAGCATGTTGTGGGACGCATGGCGCCGGAAAAAGTACATTAACATATCAAATCGCTGAATATTATAAAAGAAATGCACAAAACGTATATGTGATTCACGAAAGAGTGAGGGAATCTTGTTTTCCAATAAATGATGAAATGAGTGAAAACACAGCGATATGGGCCTTTACTAGCCAAATAAACAAAGAATTAACAGCACGACAACAGGGTTATACAACTATTATTTGTGATAGAAGTTGTTTTGACACATTTATTTATGCTGATTTTTTCAGACTAAAAAAAAATCCAATAAATCATTTTAGAATAGCATCCGAAGAATGGCTTGAAAGTTATGACTATTTCTTTTTTGTGCGTCCTGACATGCCTTTAATCTCAGATGGAGTGCGAGATTGTGAAGATATTTTCCAAAACTCCATCGACAAATTATTTGAAGATTTTTTTTCACATATAGATGTAAATTACTACAAAGAAGTTTTTACGTCACAAATATTCAACAAGGAGATTGATTTTGAGCGGGTTTTTTTGGATTTGTAATTGGCTAGTTGTTTTTCTAGCTTTATACGGAGCATTTTTAAATTCAAAACAAAACATTTATGGATTCTTTGTTTGGATTATCACAAACACATACCTTCTAACATATAATTTAGCTATTGGAGAAATATCCCAGGGAGTGCTGTTCGCCGCATATCTATTAATAACAATGAACGGAATAGTCGTTTGGGGTAGAAAACAGATGGATTCTAAGTAAAAAAACTTCTTTAGTTCCATTTTTTTACCTAGATTGTTATAATTAACAATGATAATTACTGAAAATGGAGGCTATTTTATGAAAAAGTTGGTTTTATCGTTCATCATTTTCTTAAGCTCTTTTTGCTTTCTTCAGGCAAAAGAAATTATGTTCTTTGATAACTCTACAGTAGATGAATTTAATTTACTCATTAAAGAATCTGACGAGGGAGATATTTGCTGCTGCCAAGAAACAAAAGACGGGATTTTATTTTTTTTCGAAGAAGGTCTTTTAGCTAAACTTTATAAAATTCCATTAGAAAGTGTTAAAAATAAATTTGATTATTATTGGGAGTGTTGTCAGTGTGGGTGGTTAACTGAAGTTGATTATGACCAATATTGTCAAAATGGATTTGAACTTCCTGATAATATTCAAGAAACACAATGTACTCACAAATGTTGTAGAAATTGTAAGCTTATACAGGTGTACAAAGGAAGGAAAAGCACTGATTATTATAACGTTGGGGTAAAATAGTGGAATGGCTGCAAGTATTATTTTTATTTCTAGCTAATGCTGGGTTGATTATCTGGTTTAGAACAGAATCAAGAAACGACTGGAGACAGACCGACCAAGAATTTAAACAATTTAGAGAAATGTGGTATCAAGAATCAAGAGATTTTCATGAAAGATTACTTAAGATAGAGGAGAACAGAAAATGAAGAAACTTCTTTTTGTTTTTTTTATAATCGTGTCTTTTAGTTGTTTTGGATTTAATGGAAACACTAATCTAGACTTAAACAATCTTGTTGAAGTTCCTGGATCAAAGATTAATATTAAGAAAAACGGTATTTTTTTTAAATTTAATAAAAGAAAAATACCTCTTAGATTAGTATTATTTTCAAAAAACAAATACTTTGCAGGATGTAAGTTTATGTTTTGGAAGTGCTGTCATTGCGGACATTACATGAATTTCGAAAACGAATTAGAATGTGTAAATAAAGAAACTGATTGTTGTCACAAAAAATGTGCGAGATGCGAAATCCTTGATTTAGAGGATGTGTTAACAGAAAGAGAAATAATTAAAATTAAATAGTTGAGAAGAATGGAACATACTCGTGGTATATATAGCAGTCGAATATTGGAAAGTATTCCAGAAGAGTCGCTTGAATTTGAAAGTGATGAAATGCAAAAACTTGTAAGACTTTTTGCAAATAAACAAGTTTTTACTGCGGTTTATAAATCATTAAAACACATAGATGACGACATAACGAAAGAAGGAAGAATTATAAGTGAAGAGGTAAGAAGAATTTGTGGTGTAATGGGAAGCGTTGCAAAGACTTTTTGAGCCTGCTTTTTTTATTTCTTTCCATTATTTTCTCTCCACTTCTATCTTAAGTAGCCTTTCGTGAAAGTCTTTCATTTCTTTGTGTATTGCTTCTATCAAGTTTTGAGTTCTTATGTTATTTTCTCTAGATTCTCTTTCTACTCTCAGCCAGTTCTCTTTTGATTCTTTTTCTACTTTAAGCCAATCTTCTCTAGATTCTTTTCTAAACCACCATATAATTGTAAAGTTAGCCACCAGAAAAGTTAATACATGGACAAACTCTTTAAACCATTCCATATTTCCTCCTTTTTATCCAACGAGATTTACGCAAACATTATTATTCATGGAACCGTGTCTATAATATTCCATCATTTCTCTCATTGTCTTATGAGTAGTCATTTGCATAACTTCTGTTACTGGCATGTTTTGCCTGCCAGCTTCTGTGATAAATCCCGATCTTATTGATATTGGAGAATAGTACTCAGGATCTAGTCCAATTGCTGCAATTCTTTTATTGATAATATTTCTTAGGCCATCTTGTGTCAATTTTCTATCCTTTAATTCTCCATTGCATGTCATTTGAAAAAACATGTAACCAGGTTTAGTTCCTCTAATTGCAATCCAGTCTTTTATTGCTTTGGCTGCTCTGCCGCCAACAGGAACTCGCATATTTCTGCCTGTTTTTGTTTTTTCTAGAGTACATATATAGTTACCGTTTGGTTGTAGTTCAAAATTTTCATATTTAACATCACATATTTCGTGAGACCTTCTCCCACCAGAACCCCATCCAAATAATAAAATTGCCCTATCTCTTATGTTTTTTTCGTTAGGTTTAAATTTATGTTCAATTATTTGATCTAAAATTTCTCTTGTTATCGGATTTTTCTTTCTTCCAACATGAAAGTTTTGTCTTAGTCTTCTTATAAGCATTCTTACTTCTGGCGTTTTAACTGGGTTTGGTCGACCGTTTAGCTCAAGAAATATTCCAAAATTTCTAAGTCTTTTTTCTATTGTTGTAACTTTTATTGGTCCTGGCTGTCTTTTTACTCCGCGTTCTAATAGTATTTGCTCTATGTCTTTTGGAAATCCTTCGAAGGCTTGTATTATGTAATTTATAATAACTTCTTGAGTAAACTCTATCTCCTGTAAATATGTTACTTGAGCCCAAGCAAGGAAATTTTTAACGTCTGAGTTAAACCCTCTTTTTGTATTTGGTGAAGTGTATGTTCTTATTATTTCCTTGAGTCTGTTTTTAGATACTGTTGTTTGTATATTTTTAGATTCTGTTTTTTGTAATGTGCTCATAACCAAACTATATATATTTAATTTAAGGTAAATTTTAACAAACATTGAAAAAATTTACAACAAAAAATTAGTGTTGTGTTGGGTACGGAGTTGGGACGCTGTATATAAAAAGTGGGTTATAGACGGCTTTAAAAATTGTTTTATGTGTTGTTTTTGGTTGTTATGCTTTTGTGAATTTTTGCCAAATCATTTTTGGCAAATTTCTATTTGAAAGGAATTAACATGATATTTTTTAGAATTTAACATATTTTCGTATTCCACGTAAGTAAATGCATGTTTTTTGGATGATAACATTTAACATATTTTCAATATTACACCTAAGAAAATTAACATATTCTGTTCTCTTGTAAAAAAACCCCCAACGCTTTATGGGGGTAAAACTATTTATAAATAGACTGCTAATAATTTTTAATTTTTTTGACTAGCACTCTTCTAGGCTTTCTTTTGAGGTATCTTCTTTTTTTTCGTCCATTTGATTATCTAATAATTCTCTTGCAGCTTCTTGAACTATTTGTTTCATCTCTTGTCTAAACGTAACCTTTTCTAATATTTCATCTTCTATTTTACTTCTATTTTTGTCTATGTGTTTTTCTTTTAAAATTTCATTTGCTTTTTTTATTACATATATTAAATTATGTAAAAAAATTAACCCAGCAACAACAGATGTTGTCAAAAAAATAACTGTTGTAGTAAAATTAAGAAATAAAAAAGTTGGAGCAACACAATATAAAGCAATCATTCCTAAAACATTAATTAAAGGAAAAACAACTTTAGAGATAAGCTCTACTACTAATAATTTTGAAAAATAGATTTTTTTTGAAAAATCTTCTTTTAGTGGTGGCTCTTGTTTTACTGGACCTGGTTGTTTAATTGGATATGACATATTCTCTCCTGAAGTTTCATATAAACAATTTTATGCTCCTAACTTCAGTTAACATAAAAACAAAAAAAAATTCAACATCAATCCAAAAACCCAACTTTCCAATATGTAGTATGTTTTTTTCTATATTTTTCTATATCAACGCCATTTAATTCAGGAATGCTTGAATAATCAACCGATCCTTTTCTAATAATTTTTTCTAATTTCAACCCATTTCCTACACAATTCTCTCCATTGGCACTTTTAATAAGAAGGTTTTTTAAATAAGACTCTTCTTTCTCTATTTGTTTTTTTCTTTCAATACAGTCCTTGTAATTAATAACAAGATCCGTCCAATCTGCGTCATCTCTTTTTTTATAAGAGACAGCAACATCTTTATCTATCATGTCAGGAGGACTAAAATCTAACATACAATTTAGAAACTCAACTTCTTTTTCTAAAAGTCTGTCTATGTATTTATCATCCCTCTCAACCTTCACAACACATCCCTCATTGTTGTGAAAGCTATAATAATACATTGACTGAAGTCCAACAACATACATTTGATGTTGTAATTGAGGATAATATTTCTCAGGCACCATCCCACTTAATGCCTTTGAATGATCATCCTTACCTGCACATTTTATTTCTACTATTGTTTTTTCGTCAAAAGAAATTCCGTCTAAACTTGCTATCATCCACTCAAGTTCTTTATGCTGAACAACTTTTGGGGTAACAAAAATTTCGGTTTCTTTAATAAAGGCATCTCTAGCAATAGGCTCCAACTCTTTTCCCTTTTTCATTGCCCAGTTTTTTTCTACTTCTTCAAAGCCAAGCTTTACCCTCCACAATTTATAAGGAGTAAGAAACCCAACTCCCATTATACTAGGAGCATCTGATGCTCCTATTTTCATTCGTCTAAAATTTTCCCATTCTTTGGTGTTTTGTTGTAAATTCATCTTAAGCCTCCTTTTGCATCGGAAGACTGACGGTCTTTTTATCAGAAACTTTCCTGTTTAGTGTTTTTATAGCGTTGTCGACAACTTTTTCCGGCAAATCTTCGATAGAATTATATCCTGAACTAGACACATAATCATTTATTCTTGTGCGAAACTCTTCGTCGTTTTCTAGAAGCTTTTTAAGCTCTTTTATCTTTGTTTTATTTGGCTTAGGACTTTCTCTAAATGGTTTTGTAGCCTCTTCTCCGTCATCATCAGAAGTTGCAACGCCTACAATTGCCGCAAGAGAATAACGCCTCATATATGTAATTGCGCTTCCAATGCTTTGCGGATCTTGTTTTATGTTTGGTATTGGTGAAAATGATTTTATCCACTGGCCACTAGAATGCGCTAACACAGTAACTAAAATCATTTTATTGTCTTCGTGATCAATTGTTTGAAAAACAGCTATTCCGTTTGATGTCAAACTATCTCTACATGCATCCCAAACAGATTCTAGGTTTGCATATTTAGATTTGAAAAATGGATTCTTACTATCTTCTTTTGCTTTTAAAACAGAAGATTGAGCTTTTGAAAGAGCAGCTACAAGCTCGTTTATTTTTTTACTATGTTGTTGTTTGTCCATGACACACTCCTTGTTGTATGTTGTGTTTGTTTTATGATTTTATAATAACACAAGGCGGATTTTGTGCAAAACAAAAAAGAAAAAAATTGTAAAAAAAAGAAAGTGTCGTGTATTCTTAAAGAAAGGAGGTGATTTAAATGGGAAGAAAGAGAAAGACATTAGAAGAAACAGTTCACATTTCTATGAGAATAAAAAAGAGTCTTTTCGATAGCCTTAAAATAATGGCGATTGTTGAAAGAAAATCAATTACGGATATATGCACAGAAAGCTTTGAATCGTATATAATTCCAAGAATTGGAGAATACAAAGAAATTTCAGATAAAATAAAGCAAATAGAGAAAAAAAAAGGAGCCTAATATAAGCTCCTTAAAACAAACACGACAACGATTGGGCGTTGTGTGACACAGACGTAATAAACTCTAAATGCAAGTACGTTTTTTTTCAAGCAAATTCTAAAAAAGGCTGCAAAAAAAATAAAAGAACTGATATCACTTTAGTTATGAACAATTTAGAGGTTTATCCACAGATGCCGCAAGAAAAAAAAAGCGACACCTTTTACAGCATCGCTAAAAAATTTTCTAGCCCGATAAGCATGAACAATTTAAGAAACCCTAAAGGACTAGAAAAAAACTTGAATAAACATTCTTTACAAATGCTTATAAACCTAAAAACCAAAGTAGGAAAAGAAACCTTGCAGACCCTCATAAATCTAACAGACGATAGAAAAACAAGTGGTCCTATAACAAGAAGCCTTACTACGATGAGCCTCCGTGAAAGGAGTTTTTTTAGGTGTTCTCACAAATATAATCCAAATAATGAGAGCAAAATAAGCACTAAACAAGAAGCACCAAAAGTAAGCCAAGCACAAAAAATAAACCAAGCAACCAAAGGAAGCCAAACCAAAGGAAGCCAAGTAACTAAAGGAAACCAAAACCAAGGTAAACTGGTAAATCAAAACCAAGGCAACCAAAACAAAGGTAAACTGGTAAATCAAAACCAAGATAAACCAAAGCCAAAGCCAAAGCAAAGCGAAAAGCAAAGCGAAAAGCAAAGCGAAAAGCAAAGCAAAAGGCAAAGCAAAAGGCAAAGCAAAAGGCAAAGCAAAAGGAGCTCCTATGAGTAAGATATTATCTCTTTATACAAATTTACCGCAAGCATTTTTCGAAAAACTTCCAAAAGAAATAAAAGAAGACGAAAGATTGCATGACGGACACAAAGCAATTTATTTGCTTTTAATAGATCAATACAAAAGACATGGATATCTTTTGTCAACATATGAAGCTCTAAAAGATTTTTTAGGTCTTTCTATCGACTCTATATCAAACATTCTTAATGACCTTAGAAGATGTAATTACATAGAAAAAAACGAAAGTGGAAAGTGGAAAATAAAAGAAGAGAGCAAACGGCCAAAAACATACACACCAGAAGAAATAATTTATTACCTAGACAAAAGTATCGAATCGAATTTTATTTGTATAACAAATTTAAAAAAGCTTTTTAGAGGATTTGAACTGCCGTTTGAAAGAAATCCAAATATAAAAATTTATTCTTTTGGAAGAAAAAAGGTAGTTGCAAAACAAGAGGCAATAGATTTTTTAAAGAGAAAACTTTTAGCCTGTGATTATTAGAATGGCAAGAATTAAAAAAAACAGGCCACGACAGAAAAGCCATCGCGGCCTTATGACGAATCATTAACCAGGAGCTTCATTATGATGAATCATGAAATTATTAAGCAAGAAAAAAATGAAAATATTTCGCCAAATTATTTTGTTGTTATCCCAAGCCATATTTTAGACGACCCAGAAATCGATGATAGCACGGCAATTCTTTTTGGAAGAATAGCGTCACTTTCGAGCAATAAAGGATATTGCTACGCCTCAGACAAATATCTTGCTGAATTGACAAGATGTTGCACAAGAGAAGTTAAACGAAGAATAAAAAAGTTAGAAGATCGTGGATATGTTAGAAAAGAAACAAAGAAAAACGGAGTTCTTTGGGATAGGAAGATATATCCAAATTTTAATTACGAAGGGAACATACGGTCCCTTCGAAAGGACCATACAGTCCCTTCGAAAGGACTCAGTGGTCCCCATAATAATATAAGTAATAACAATAAAGAAAGTATACCTAAAGGTATACCAAAGAAAAAACCGGAACCTGACGGTTCCTCTCGTCCAAAGCCTTCGGCTTCGGACTCACCGCCCACACTTAAAAAATCTTTAAAAAAACCCAAAGAAAAACCCAGCTGTACAAGGATTGCCCCTAAAAACAAAACCATCACTATTCCTGCTACAACGAAAGAAAGAGCAAAACACGTAAAGACTTCGGATGAAGAGCACGAAAAGATTATTAAAAAATTTGGTATAGAGCGCACAAACAAATGTTATGAAAAACTTAGTCTTTGGAAGGAAGACACGCCGAAAAGCAAGTGGAAAAAGAGTGATTATCGATCGATATTGCGTTGGGTAATTGATGCAGTCGTAGAAGACGAACAGAAAGAGAAAAAAAGAGCGGCCGCTCAAAATGCGGAAACAAACGAAGAGCACGGTAAAAAAATTGTAGAAAACTTCATGGTAGTTCGGTGTAAGGAGAAGGGCGTTGTCTTAGAGCTTTGCCCAGAGGGGGTATTGTTCAGGTATAAAAACTCGACGTCTAGTAAGATGGCGATAGTAAAATTCTCGGAGAAAGGATTTAAAACACTGCTCGATCATGAGCTTAGAAAATGGGGCCTTCTGTGAAGATAATAATAAACCATCCACCAACTGCAAAAAAAAGACACAGAATGTTTGTTAAAGGAAACGCAGTACATTCTTATGATCCGCAAACTTTTGAAAAAGAACTTTTCAAAGCATCATTGAGAAACGAAATTTTGATGTTGAAATATGACGAAAATAACAAGATCGACGAAAAGGACTTTAATTTGCCATATAATGGGCCTTTGTATGTAACCTTAACCTTTTTCATGCCAATACCAGAAACCCTGTCACTTTCAAAAAAAACGGCATTGTTGTGGATTCCAAATCACTCAAGCAAACCAGATTTAGATAATCTTGCAAAATTTATATTAGACGTAGGAAATGATATACTTTGGAAGGATGACAGGATGATAACATCCCTTGGTCTTGTGAAAAAATACTCTTTTAATCCAAAAATAGAAATAGAGGTAATTACAATGGACAAACGACTTAGTGAAGAAGATAAAAAAATTCTAGGGTTATTTTCTCCAAGAAAAGTAGAGTCTATACTAGAACTTTTAAAAGGCATTAATCCAAAAAAATACATAGAAAACATAGAAGGGGTAATACTTGTTTTAAAAGAACTTGCTAATCATAATAAAGAGTTCTCGGCTATAAAAAAACTACTGGAGAAAAATCATGGAAATTAAAAATTATAAAGAAATAAATTCAGGGTGTTTAAAAGCAACATTTGACTTAATTTTTCCAAAAATGGGAATGACGATAAAAGGTATAGCGATAATGAAAAAAGGAGATCGTCAAAAATGGTTAAACATGCCAAATAGGCAATACGAATTAAATGGAGAAAAAAAAAGAATATCTTTTGTTTATTTTGAAAGAGATAAAAAAGAAATATTAGAAAAACACTGTTTTGAAAAAATAGAAAAAGGCGAGTTTTCAGCCTTTGAACCAAAAAAGGATTTTATAGATGAATGAAGAAGAATCATTAGAAAGGCTAAAAGAAAAAGTTGAAAGCTCATTTCATAATGTTACAGTGATGTTGAATAAGTGTATTCAAGTAAGTAGACCCTATAGATATGAACACAACCATTTCATGCTTGTCGAAGCTATTGCTGAATATCTAGTTCAACTTGAGAAATATAAAAATTACAAAGAAGAGGTAGAAAATGTCTTCTGAAGCCGAGCACGTTCTTTCTTGTATATTGGAATTAATTGAAAACCTTCAAAAAGCGGTTTACTCAAAAGAAGACGAGATAAGTAGAATTTACAAAGAAAAAAACGAAAAAAAATTGGCTGAGATAAAAGAACTTCCTATAGAAAATCGCAAAATAAAAACAGAAAAAGAACGACAAGAATGGCTTTCTCACCCAATGTATAAAATTTTAGAAAAAGAATTAGAGATTAAAGATTTAATTATGAACGTACTAGACAAAATAGAAGTAGCAATTTTAGAAAGTTTTAATGGAGAACTATAATGCCACTAAAAAAAGGATATAGTAAAAAAACGATAGGAGAAAACATCTCTGAGATGATAAAAGCTGGACATCCAAAAAAGCAGGCTATAGCAGCATCTCTTTCGCAGGCCCGTAAAAGCGCAAAAAAAGCAGGTAAAAAAAGCGTTGCAAAGAAACTAAAAAAAAAATAGGAGTATGATTATGAAAAATTTTGTAGTTACATTTTTTTATGAAAATGATAAAACATACCAAGCGATAGTCCCTGAAACACTACTTGAGTCATATATGGAATCGCTTAAAAACAACAAGGTTTTTTGGAGTGAAAACAAAGACTACTCGGCATGGATAAACATGTCTAAAGTTATGAGGGTAATAGCAGTTGAACATAAACCAGAACAAAAAGAAAAAAAAGAAGAAAAAGAAAGAGATCAATAAAGAAACACAAAAACACAAACTAGAAGAACTAGTGAATAGGATGAACATAATAGACAAAAAAGCAGAAAAAGCTATAACAAAAGAAGATCTACAGAAAATTGAAAGAGAAAGAAAAAAAATAGTAAAACAAACAGTTTCAATAATGTTGGAGAACATTAATGGATAATATTTCTTGGAAGCTGGAAAAAAGACATATTTCGCAACTAAAAGACTACGACAAAAATCCAAGAACAATAGGAAAAAAACAATACGAACTATTAAAAAACAACATAAAAACTTATGGACTTATAGATAGGCCGTTTATAAATCAAGACGGAACAATCATTGGAGGACATGTCAGGACAAGGATACTACAGGAGCTTGGATATGAAGAGATAGACGTGTTTGTTTCCCCAGTAATGTTAAGCGACAAACAAGTCGAGGAGTTGTGTGTAAAGTCAAATCTTTTAGAAGGAGAGTGGGACGACGACATTCTTGCAAATCAGTTTGATTTTAGTAACTTGATGGAATGGGGTTTCGAAGAAAAAAACCTTCTGGTAGAAGAAAATACAAGGAAAAGAAAGACAAAGCCGAAGTTTGTTATAGAATTTTCTAATGCAGCTGATCTTATTGAATTTACGGAAAAGCATAAAAAAAGCATGGAAGACTTGATAAAAGAAGTTAAAGCAAAAATAAGGCTTATGGGAGTTGAATATGAAAACTAAAAAAAACACAAAGATAGGTAGGCCTGTTTATTGGACAGACGCAAAAAAAGAAGAACTTTTAAAGAAGTTTAAAAAATGGATGGAAGATCCAAAACACATTTGGTTCAACGACTTTATTTATGATAATAAGTTAAGGCTTGAGACGTTTTATAAAATAGCAAAAGAATATGAACCGTTCTCGGAAGCCATTGAACTAGCTAAATTAAAACAAGAAAACTTTTTAGTTAAAGGTGGCCTTTTTAATAAAACACACCCAGGTTTTACAATGTTTTTATTGAAAACTAACTACAAAGATAAATATAAAACCGCAGACGAATCAGAAAAGGGCGTTGTTGTTAAGGTCTACTCAAAAAAATTCTCAGATGAAGAAGAATGTGCCACAGTAGGTTAGTCTCCTAAGTAATATTTAATAACACCTTCTTTACTTAAATTTTTTGCCAAGTCTAAAACAGCAGACTTTGTACAGTAAACACCCGCTTCACAT